AAAAATTGAACTTTGCCAGTTAGAAGGTGTTATGGAAAGTAAAGACAGTCAGATTTATTTACTTAAAGAAGAAATTAAAAGAATAAAAAAGGAGTTTAATAAAATATTGATAAACGAAAAAGAACAGGTGTTAGAACTGTTAAAAATAACGGAGGTGTAGAATGACACGAGAACAATTTGAAAGGGCAGAAATGCAATGGAGAGATAAAAACAAAAAATTGTTTGATGAAAATATAGCATTAAGAGATGCAATAAACCGAAAAGAAAAAAATACAGATGATTCAGTCGATGAAATAATAGCTTTGAAAGTAAGAATTGAAGAGCAGAAGCATAAAATAAAACAGATTGAGCATATTAACAGCAATTATTATAACGAGATTTGCAGGTTAAAAAACAAGGTTGACCAGTTAAATTATTCGTTATTGAAAGTGATTGATAAGATGTAAACTAAATTGACAAAATAATATAAATTAGTTACAATTAATTTCATAAAAAACGTTTTCGGAGGAAAAATGCAAAAAATAGTAAATAAAAAAATAACAGATTTAATCCCTTATGTAAACAATCCAAGAAATAATACTCAGTCAGCTATTGACAAAGTGGCTTCAAGTATCAAAAATTTCGGATTCCAAAATCCGATATTGATTGATGAAAAAAACGAAATTATTTGCGGTCATACGAGGTTTTTGGCAGGACAAAAGCTTAATTTAAAAGAAATTCCTTGTATAGTGGTTAAGGATTTAACTCCTGCTCAGATAAAAGCTTACAGGATAGCTGACAATAAAGTTGCTGAATTTTCAGAATGGAATCCTGAAATATTAGAAACTGAGTTATCTTATTTAAAAGAATTAGATTTTGAACTTGAAAAAACGGAGTTTGATACTTCTGAGATAGACAGGCTGATTCAGGAAAATATAGATTATGAGCCAGAAATAGAAAGAAGAGAGGGAGAAGGGATAAGAGATTACATTGAAGAAAAAACCGAATATGACAATAAAAAAGAAGCTTACACAAATGACAGAAGTGAAGCAAATACGGAAGAAAAAGAAGAAAGACCTTATGAAGAAACTAAGTTTTCCCCGAACACAAATCCTGATATTGAACATAAAGAAGTAACCGCCGAAGATATACAAATAAGAGAAGAAGAAAGAGCTGAAACTTTTAACAGAAAACCTCAATTAGTAATGACAATGTGTCCTGAGTGCGGAGCTGAATTTGAAGTCGGAGGTAAATAATGACTAAAGAAACTCTGACTGAGATATTAGAAAACGCCGACTTTGTGTTTGCTAAAACTATGCCTAAAACTCCGCATTTTTACACTTTGAGAAAAAACTGGAACGACGATTTATTCTGTCAAGTTGTTTTAAAAATCAGAGAAATAGGAATCCCGGAAAAGTTTGCCGGGAGAGAGTATATATATTTTTATGCAAACGGAAATAAGTATTGGACTATGGGAGCACCTTTGAACAAAGACGGAAGACCTTACACTATTTTGATTAATAGAGCAGTTACGAAATACGAAAACAGATACGACTTATTTGCTGAAAAATATGATGATTTGTTTGATTCAGAAGAAAACGCAGAATTATTAAAATTGTTAAATCTTAAAGAAGATGAATCTGTTTTAGATATTGGTTGCGGAACTGGGTTGATTTTAGACCTTTTAAACATAAAAGACTATGTTGGGGTTGACGCTTCTAATAAAATGACTAAAATCGCTCAGAAAAAGCACCCTGCGAAAGAAATAATAAACGTTCCTTTCTCTGACTTTTATAAAAACCGTAAATTTGATTGTGTAATAGCTTTATTCGGAGCAGGAAGTTATTTAACAGACGAAGAAGAAAGCAAAATAAACGATTATGTAAAACCCGGAGGGAGAACTTTTATTATGTATTATAAACCGGAGTATTACCCTAAAACTTATATAAAAACAGGGATAAACCTTGAAAAGCCACAAAAAAACAGGGAGGGTAAAAACTTCGGCGGTTTTATAATAATTGAGAATAAAGGAGCGAATAAAAATGATTAAAGAAAAAGGAGCAGTTAATAAATTACTATGAAGATTTATAAAAAGACTAATGTTTTCGAAGAAAGTTTAGACCGAATAAGATTCTTATTCGATGAATTTGAAGAGGTTGTTGTTTCTTTTTCAGGGGGGAAAGATAGCACGGTAATATTAAATTTAGCTCTTATGGTTGCTAAAGAAAAAAACCGACTACCTTTAACAGTTTCTTTTATAGACCAAGAAGCCGAATGGGCGAAGAATATCGAATATATCAGGCGTGTTATGAATAAACCTGAAATTAATCCCCGTTGGTTTCAAATGCATATTAGAATCTTTAATGCAACCTCATATTCTGAGCCTTGGTTGCAATGTTGGGAGCCTGGCAAAAAACATATGAGAGAAAAAGAACCGAACGCTATTACTGAAAACGTTTATGGAACTTTAACATTCAAAGAATTATTCGGAAAAATCAGAGAAAAAGACTATAAAAACGTTAAAATGTGTGATTTAACCGGAGTCAGAACTGAGGAAAACCCGATAAGATTCTTGGGATTAACTTCGCATAAAACTTATAAACATATCACTTGGGGAGCTAAAACCAAAAATCCGAATCACTTTACTTTTTCACCAATTTACGATTGGAGTTATAAAGACGTGTGGAAAGCTATATATGATAATAATTGGGATTACTGCGAAATATACGATTATTTATACAGGTATGGAACTCCGGTGCAAGATATGAGAATTTCTAATTTACATCACGAAACAGCTTTAGAAATTTTAAAAAGAGTGCAGGAAATAGAGCCAAAAACTTGGGAAAGCTTAACTGAAAGAATGACCGGAGTAAATGTAATTAATAAAATGTCGTTTACAGAAGCCTTTAATATCAAGAAGCTACCAAAAGCATTCAGAGATTGGAGAGAATACAGAGATTATTTAGTTGAAAATTTGACTCAGAACGAAGAAACAAAAAATATTTTCAGAAATAGATTTAAACAAATGGAAGAGTCTTGGGCGTATATGCCGGAGGATATTAAAGAATCTATGTTAAAAGAACAGACCAAATCGGTTGTTTTTAATGATTATCATTTTACAAAATTAAACAATTTCATTCAAGCTTGTAACCGCAAATTATACAACAGGGGGATAAAATGGAAATTGAAAAAATCTTAGAGGGTAAAACGCTTCACGAAAAAATAAGTATTATTGAATTAGAAAAAAAGAAATTGGATAAACTTTCACCGCTCAAAAGCCAACCTGTTAACTATATTCGGTGAGTTAAAATTGACGAGGTTCAAGCAAACGATTATAACCCGAACTCAGTTGCTAAAAAAGAAATGCAGTTATTGTATATCAGCATTAAAAATGACGGATATACTCAGCCAATCGTTACTATTTATGATGAAAAAGTTAAAAAATATATCATTATTGACGGTTTTCATAGATATTTTGTTTGTAAATCTTATAAAGATATACGAGAAAGGAATCACGGATATTTACCAATCGTTGTGTTGGATAAAGACATAAATGACCGTATGGCTTCGACAGTAAGACATAACAGAGCCAGAGGAAAACACAGTATTGACGGAATGGGAAATATAGCTTTAGAGATGTTGGAGAATGGTTGGAAAGATGAAGATATTTGTAATAACTTAGGAATGGAGCCTGACGAATTGTTAAAAGTTAAGCATATAACGGGATTTTCGAAGCTTTTTAAAGATGTAGAATATAGTAAGGCTTGGGAAACTAAGCGACAGATAAAATACCGATTAGACGCAAGGAAGAAATTGGGGGTATAATGGCTAAAAAAGGAAGAAAGTCTATTTGGAAAACCATTAAAGAAAACCTGCCTTTGCTTGAACAAATGCTATCAGACCGTTGCACAGAAGCCAGTTTCTGTAAGTCAATCGGAATCGGTGTTTCGACTTTTGAGAGATATAAAAAAGAAAAAAAAGAATTACAAGAAGCAATAAAAAGGGGTAAGAGCGTAGTCGTTCAAGCAATCGAAAGTGCCTTGTATAAATCCGCCGTTGGCTTCGAGTATGAAGAAACAAGAATCGAAACTGAATTAGATAAAAAGACAGGAAAACCGAAAGGGAGTAGTAAAATAACAAAGATAAAAAAACAACAACCTCCGCAAGGTTGGGCGGTTTGCTTTGCATTAAAGAACTTAGCTCCTGATAAATGGAAAGAAACTAATTATATCGAGGGCAATGTAAATCACGATTTAAAAGACGATTTAATGGAGATAATAAATAATGGAAAAATCGAAACTCCGCCGTCTTCTAAGCAATAAAGTATGGAGAATAAATAATCTATATAAAATAAAAGACAAGCAAGGAAGAATAGTAACTTTTACTCAGAACTCAGCTCAAGCTTATATCAGGCAAAATCGTCATTTCAGAAATGTTATATTAAAAGCCAGACAGCTTGGATTCACAACAGACACAGCTATAGATTATTTAGATTACTGTTTATTTGTGCCTAACGTCAGAGCCGGAATGATAGCGGAAGACGTTGACAAAGCAAAGGAGATATTTGAGGAAAAAATAAGATTTGCTTACGACAGATTGCCGGGAGAGATAAAAGATACAGTTAGAGCTAATACTAAGAGAGCCGGAACGCTAAAGTTTACGAACGGGTCAAGTATTTCAGTTGCTACTTCTTTCAGGTCAGGAACTTTACAGCTTTTGCACGTTTCAGAGTTAGGAAAAATCTGCTCAAAATATCCTGAGAAAGCTAAAGAGATAAAAACAGGTTCTTTGGAGTCCGTGCCGAAAGACGGAATTGTAACTTATGAATCAACAGCCGAAGGACAATACGGGTATTTTTATGAGGTTTTTCAGGAAGCTATGAAGCTAAAAACCGCCGGGAAAAAATTATCCCCGTTGCAATTTAAACCTTTCTTTTTTGCTTGGTTTTTAGACCCGGATTACAAGGAAGAAGCGGAATATTACAACGGCGAACTTGATGATTA